CTGTAACAGCTAAACAGGGTACGAATGTAGTCATACAGATGAACCCTGGTATCGGTAAGAGCCAGAATTCTTGGTATACCGTACCGGCTAACAGCACCTTTTATCTGACTCGCGCTGAAGTATCTACTTCATTATCCTATGCGGGTTCAGTGTTTAATACATACCGTGTATCTGCTAACAGTGCTACTGGCACTCAGTTAGTTGTATTGCAGCAACCTTTTGTTGGTAACTTTATAGCGTTACGCACTATTCCATTTGCGTATGCGGCTGGTACAGATATTCAGTTTCAAGTAAACAGCAGCACGGGTACTTCAGCAGTTGGGGTAATTATTGAAGGCTATACCATTCTTAATCAACCTACAGCACAAGGATATTAAATATGAGCATTAAAGATACTTTGAACGCAGAATTGGCAACCGCACAACAAGTTCTGGCTGACGCTGAAGCTAAATACCATGCAACCGTAGCCCAAGTGCAAGCTGACTGGGATGCTGCTAAAGAAAAAACTGCTTCCCTAGAGCAACAATTGGCTAATATTCCTGCTGAAGTAGAGCAGATGGCAGATGACGTATTCACCCGCCTAAAGGCGTGGTTTAACGCGGTAGTCTAATTTGGACACACTAGACCTAATCTTGCAAAGCTATGGCCTATGGTCTTAGGCTTTGTCACTTTAGTCATAGTGTTAGCTAAGATGGATGTACGGATTGGCGTAGTAGAAGAAAAGATTAAGACGTTGTTTGAACTTTGGAACAGGGGTAAATAAATGTCTGATTGGATTGAAACGCTAGAGAAGTTAGCACCCACTGTTGCGTCAGCCCTTGGTAGTCCTGTAGCGGGTATGGCTGTTGGTGCTCTTGAGTCTGCCCTGGGTGTATCAGGTGATGACGTACAAAAGACTATTGAGACAGGTAAGTTGACTGGTGAGCAAGTAGCGGCCATTCAACAGGCAGAACTTGCTATCAAAGCTAAGGCTCAGGAGATGAACTTAGACTTTGCCAAGCTGCAATATGCTGATACTGCGTCAGCCCGTGATATGCAAAAGACTGTCAAGTCATGGGTTCCCCCCACTTTGGCTATTGCTGTCACTGTAGGATTCTTTGGTATTTTGGCTGCCATGATGAGTGGCAAGATTGACCAGGCTGCTGAAGTAGATATTATGTTAGGTAGTTTGGGTACGGCTTGGACTGGCATTATTGCGTTCTATTTTGGTTCTAGTGCTTCAAGCCAGGACAAAGATCACATGATTCACAACAGTACGCCTATAAACAAATGAACTTAACACCACACTTTACGCTAGAAGAACTGACGATCACTGAGCACCGTGAGTTAGACAACACGCCTAATGATGAAGCAAAAGCCAATCTAACTCGGCTGGCTGAGTTTCTTGAGCGAGTAAAGGTATTGTTGGGCGGCAAACCGATCATGGTAAATTCCGCTTACCGCTCCATAGCAGTAAACGAAGCAGTAGGCTCTAAAGGTACTAGTCAACACATCTTGGGCTGCGCTGCTGACATTCGCGTACCTGGCATGACTCCTGATGAGGTCTGCAAAGCTGTGATTGGTAGTGACTTGCCCTTTGACCAGATCATTAGAGAATTCGACAGATGGACTCATGTGTCAGTACCGTCACGTTTAGGTGAGTTGCCTCGCGGCCAAGCCTTGATCATAGATCGGTCAGGAACACGTAAATATGAGTGATACAAACCTTTCAGTCGGGCGCGGCGAGAAACAATCCGTTTCCAAAGGGGGAGGTTTAACCGCAAAAGGCAGAGCAAAATATAACCGAGCCACAGGATCAAACCTAAAAGCACCACAAAAATCAGGGCCAAGGCACAGATCATTTTGTGCTCGCTCGAAACACTGGAAAGGTGAGCGGGGGAAGGCCGCGCGTAGACGATGGGGGTGTAGATGAAAGGCGGACTGTATGCCAATATCCACCGCAAGAGAGAACGGATAAAACGCGGGTCAAAAGAGCGCATGAGGAAGCCTGGTAGTAAAGGTGCTCCAACGGCTGAAGCATTTCGTAAGTCCAAGCGTACTGCAAAACGGTAAAAAAAACCCCTGGTTTGTTCACAGGGGCTAACGCACTTGCAGTGCGAGAGGAGTAACTACGATTAGACAATATCATTGCTAAGTTTAGTCATTGTGACAACCAAGTGTGGCCCAAAGTAATCCATAGCCTTGATGGAGAACTTACCCTTAAAGCCATAGTTCTTACCCCAAGTCTTAAATTCATCAAAGTATTCACCAAAGGTATCTGGTGTTACGTAGTTGACGTGGGTAGGGTCTTGGAAGGCTGCTGCATGAGGGAAAGCAGGGGTAGAGGACATGAACGTACCACCTAGCTTCAATACTCGCCATATCTCACTCATGACGTTTACAAAGGGATATAGACGCACTACACCACCTTTAGCAGCATCAGTGAGGTATAACTGCCTAGGAATGTGTTCTAAGAAGTCATAGGCCGTTAAGTAATCAAAGCTGTTGTCTTCAAATGGTATAGGTTGAATAGCCAGGTCTGCTACCTTGATCAACGGGTTTCCAAAGTCTTGCAAGTCAACACCGTATACAAGGTCAGCAGCAAAAGGGTTACGTGGATTAGGGCCGCAGCCAAGGTCGAGAGCGTTCATCATGGTGCGGGTAACAACTGCCCTTCAAAGCAGTATGTGCCTACGTGTGCCAGTGATACCCAGGGGGCCGCCCATACAGAGATACCATTCTTTCTAGCCAGTTTGCAGAAGTAGTAATCCTCAGAGAGTAGTACGCCTGTTTCGTCATCAATGGCTGTGGTGAAGTATTCATAGATACGTTCAGCTTGTAGGCTGTTAGCCAGGTCTGTGACGTTGTTTGTGTAGTAGCCTACCTTGTCCTTTAGCTGCTCGAATACCTGGCGTTTGATCAGCATAAAGCCTGTGCCACCGTTGTATATCTCGATAGGTTCGTTGACAGGCACGGTGACTGAGCCTGAGTAGTTATACAGGTTGACCACAAAAGAGCCTGTATGCCACTTCAATTGATCGTTAGGTACGCCATTGTCCATAGCCATCTTGACGGTATCCCAGTTGATCTCTTTCTTGGGATAGATACCGCAGATAATGTCCTTGTCAGCCTCTAGCATCTTAAAGAAGTGATCAGGATG